CGGCGCCGTGACGTGGGAGAAGCTGATGGACGAGGTCGACTCTGAGGGCCGTCCGCTGTTCGCAGCGGCCAACCCGTCGAACGCGAACGGCGTCGTCGTCCAGGGCACGACCCGCGGCACCGTCGCTGGCCTTGACCTGGTCGTCAACCCGAACGCCACGGCCAACGCGACCGGCCTGGTCTACCCTGGCGCGTTCGCGACGTTCTACGAGTCGGCTGGCGCACCAGTGCAGGTCAGCGTCCAGGACGTCTCCAGCCTCGAGGTCGAGGTTGCCGTGTACGGCTACATCGCCGTCGCGATCAAGCACCCCACTGCCGCACGGACCCTCACCGTCACGCCGTGACCCTTCGCCCTGCGCCGGCCCTGACCTCTCCCAGGGCCGGCGCAGGGTCCACGGAGGCCCGCCATGCCGAACTACGTCGACATCGACGAACTCAAGACGGTCCTCGGCGTCGGGGACCTCTACCCTGACGCGCAGCTGACGCAGGCCTCCACCGCAGCGACCAACCTCGTCCTGTCGATGCTCAGCCGTTACTCGTACCCAGTCGACCAGCTGTGCTGCGAGGACGGCACCGAGGTCAAGGCCCGCACCGTCGGGTACCACCGCCTCTACGTTGGGCAGTCCATCGTCAACGAAGGACTACCGGCACACCTCAACGGTCCCGCGACCGTGACCGCCATCGGCTTCACCGCAGACGTTCCTCCGCGTCCGCTGTGGCCCTGGCCGACCCTGTGGCCCTACTCGTACAGCAACGCCCAGGAGCTCTACAACACGTTCACGTTCGAGAAGGTCCACGGCGAGCCGCCTATCACCACGAAGCAGGCCGTCATCCCATCCGGCTACGTCGCCGACCAGGCCTCACAGGACGTCTACCAGACTGACCCGCTCGTCCTCGAGGCGTGCATGATGCTCACCGTCGAGATCTGGCAGGCTCGGGTCGCACCAGGCGGCACCATCCAGGGCGTCGATTTTCAGCCGGGACCGTTCCGCCTCGGACGCTCCCTCATCGGACGCGTGCAGGGCCTTCTCGCCCCGTACCTCGACGTCGGCACGATGGTCGGATGAACCTCAAGACCCTCCGACAGACGCTCGCCACCGCCCTCGAGGACGCAGGTGTCGACTACTCGACCTCAGCGTTCCCACCGCCCGTCGTCGTCCCGCCGACCGTCGTCATCGTTCCAGGCAATCCCTGGATTACGCCGGTCACCCTCGGGCGCCCCGCCAGCCCCCAGGTCGAGGTCTCGTTCCGGCTGACGTGCATCGTCGCCAACCTCGACAACCAAGGCTCGCTCGACCAGCTTGAGACCCTCGTGTTCGCAGTCCTCGACAACCTGCCGCGAGGCTGGGAGGTCGGCGACGTCTCGCCGCCGTCCGTCGAGACCATCGGACCCTCCGACCTTCTCGTCTCCGACGTCCAGGTCACTACCCTCGCAACGCCCACCTAAGGAGCACCACCATGGCCACCGTCCTCACCGGGCAGGACCTGACCCTCACCATCGCGGGGGACGTGTTCGACGCCCAGACGATCAGCACCACGTTCACCTACACCCCAAACCGCGAGGTCCTCGAGACGCTCGACGGACCGGTGTACAAGACGCTCACGTTCGAGTACAGCCTCGACGTGAACATGTACTCCGACTGGGGCACCACCAGCAGCCTTGCCGAGGCGCTCGCGTCCATCGCCCTCAGCGCACCCGACACGTCCGTCGCGTTCACCCTGGTCTGCGTCGGCCCGAACGCCACGACCACGGTGTCCGGCAACGTGTTCCCCGAGGTTCCGCCGATGCAGGGAGAAGGCCCGAGCGCCTCGCAGGTGTCCTTCACCCTCACCGGCGACCGCAACACCACCCCCACGATCGTCGCAGTCTGATAAGGAGAGACCATGCCAACCGGTACCTGGGTCGAGGTAGAACACCAAGACCGTGGCGACCTTGTCCTCGAGCTCGAGCTCGTCGACTGGATCGCATGGGAGAGCTGGGCCGGACGCTCGTTCGCCACGTTCGGAGACGAAGAGAATCCTCCTGGCGTGAAGGACATCGCGTACCTGGGATACGAAGCCGCGAAGCGCACCGGCGTCCACGCAGGGGACTTCCCCTCGTGGAACCGGTCGCTCTCCGGCTTCCCACGTTGGCGATCAGGCGAACCACCCCGCCCTACCCCGCCGGCAGCTTCGGCCGACGCCGCATAGACGTCGCCGTGGCTACCGGCACATCACCGAACGACTGGAACGACCTGAGGGATCTCCTCACCGCCGAGGGGTCCCTCAGGAAGCCGTAGGAGGCTCTGAGATGACCACCACGACCGCCAAGAGTAAGGCTGGTCGTGTGACCGTCAGGCTTGACGACAAGGACATCAAGGCCATCCTGCGCAACTTCTCGAAGATGGACAAGCAGGCCAACCGCGACCTCAGAGACCTGTCCCGCGACATCTCTAAGGACATCGTCGGCGAGTTCCGCAACGCAGCTCGAGGAACACGCTGGTACCCCGAGCAGGCCTCGTTCGTCGCCCAGTCGGCCAGGGTCGCCCGCGACCGGACGCCGTCCGTGACCATCGGCGGTGCGAAGCGGTACACGACCGACGACGGCAGACGGGTCGCCGCAGGTTCCCTCCTGTTCCTGTCCGAGTTCGGCTCCGTAACGTCGAAGCAGCGCGAGCGGTTCCGTAACAAGAAGCAGCGGGACGCTGGTGTTCTCGGTGGCCTGCAAGGCCCGCCGAGGTCGCCGAAGGAAGGGCGCGGCAACCGAGGCTGGTGGCTGTTCCCACGCCTCAAGCGGATGCAGCCCGACATCCTGCGCCGCTGGATCACGGGCGCACAGAAGGTCGCCGACACCTGGGGGAAGCCGTAATGGCCGCATCGCAGACCATCCGCACCCTCAAGCTGTCGCTCCTGGCTGACGTGTCCGAGTTTGGCAAAGGACTCGACAAGGCCGGCAACAGTTTCACGAACTTCTCGAAGACCGTCGACCGCGCCGCCGGCGTTGCCGCAGGCGTAGTTGGCGTAATCGGCGGGCTCGCAGCGTCCGCAATCAACGCCGCGTCCGACCTCGAGGAGACCAGGACAGCCCTCGACGACGTGTTCGGCGACGAGGCCTCCCAACAGCTACAGGACTTTGCACGCACCGCCGACCGGTCCCTCGGCCAGTCACGCCAAGAAGCCCTCAGCGCTGCTCAGACGTTCGGCATCTTCGGGTCGGCAGCCGGCCTCGCCGACGACGACCTGGTCGACTTCACCACGACCCTCATCAAACTTGCCGGCGACCTCGCCTCGTTCCAGAACACCACGCCCGAGCAGGCCATCACCGCCCTCGGTGCAGCACTCCGAGGCGAGTCCGAGCCCATCCGTAACTACGGCGTCCTCCTTGACGCTGCGACCGTCAAGCAGCGTGCCCTCGCAGAGGGCCTGATCGAGACCGAGCAAGACGCCCTCAGCCCTGCCACACGCACCCTCGCGATCTACGCCGAAGTTCTCAACCAGACGCAGACGCAGCAGGGCAACTTCGCGCAGACCGCCGCAGGCTTCGCTAACACGCAGCGGACGTTCGCCTCACAGATGGAGAACTTCAAGGCCGACATCGGCGAGGTCCTCCTGCCCATCGTCCAAGACCTTCTGCCTGAGCTGCGCGGCATTGTCGACACGTTTGCAGACTCGGACCCTGAGAAGGTCGTGGAGCTCGGCATCAGCATCACGCAGCTGGCAGGCGCCGTCATCGCCCTCAACGGCGCCCTCAAGGCGTTCGCCGCCGTCCAGGGTGCCGCACGCTTCCTGTTCAGCACCGCCGGCACGTTCCTCGTCGCCCTCGCTTCCGGCGGCTCGAGCAACATCGACCCAACCAGCGAAGGTTTCTACCTCGACGGCGGCTACTCCCCTGAGGAGGCCCGACGTCTCGCAGCACAAGCCCGAGGTGAAGCGACCGGCACGCTAAACCCAATAGTGCGGACTGGGAATAGAGGTCGCAGCGCCACAACAGGAGGCCTCAGAACAAGGGCGTCTGAGCCGATCATCGTCAACGGCGTCATCGGCTCGACCTACCAGGTGTACCGCGAACTCGAGCGGACCCGCGCAGCAGGGAATCGTGCTGGCATCCGCTCCGACGTACGTTTTGACGGTCGGTAATGGGCTACACAGGGAACGTCACCGTCACCGTCGCCGGCACGGACCACACTGCCGAGGCCATCGACTCCGTGTTCGTCAGCCGCGGACGGCAGACCTACTGGGACGGCATCCAGGCAGGCCTCGCCCGCATCGTTCTCCTCGAGCCTGCCGTACGGCCAGCCATCGGCGACCTCACGACCGTCGACGTTGCGCTCAACGCAGGCGGCACCGCCCGAGTGTTCCAGGGCAAGGTCCACGCGATCTCGGCAGTGTTCGACCCGAACGTCGGCTCGGTCGTCACCCTCGACCTGTTCGGACCCCTCGCGCAGGCCGGACGCCGCGATCAGAACAATGCCCTGTCGGCCGAGCTGGACGGCGTACGCATCCGCAACCTGCTTAACGCCGCCCTGTCCGAACAGTGGGCCGAACAGCCACTCACCCAGTCGTGGGGGGACGTGCCGGCTACCAAGACGTGGGCCGACTACGGCATCGACGAGACCATTATCGACGACGGCGTGTACGAGGTCGCCCCGATTACGCAGGTGCCTGTCCCAACGCTCGAGCAGCTCGCGACGACCGCCCTGTCCGGCAACGGCGTCGTCTACGAGACCGGCGACGGAAGGGTCGGCTACGCAGACTCCACCGAACGGCAAGGCGCGTCCTTCGGCACGCCGCTCAGCATCGGCGCCGGCGACGTGTTCTCAGCCTCCGGCGTGTCCTTCGAGGCGTTCGATGACATCGTCAACCAAGCGAACGTCACCTGGTCAGGTGGCCTCGTCACCTTCACCGCCCCGTTGTCGGTCTCGCAGTACGGGTACGTCGTCCGCGACTACCTCACCATTCTGAACCAGGTCGACGACGCCATCGACTTCACGGAACGGCTCGTGCAGCTCCAAGCGTTCCCTGCACCGTCACTGCCAGGACCGTTCCTCGTCCAGCTCAACACCGTCACTGACACCCTCGCCGACGACCTCCTCGAGCTCAGCATCAACGATTACCTCGAGGTCACCGGCGTCCCCACCGGCGTCCTCCCGACCGGCCTGTTCCGAGGCTTCGTCGAAGGCGTCAACCTTGAGCTCACCAGCACGTTCGGCAACGTCGAGGTGTTCGCCTCCGACGAGTCCTACTCGATCTACAACACCCGCTGGGCCGACGTGCCCGACACCCTGACCTGGGGCGGCGTAAACGCTACGCTGACCTGGCAGAACGCCTAGGAGAACTCATGCCCGACACCGGCGCACCCTGGAACATCCCGTACGTCGAGTCCGCTGATCTCGTCTCAGACTGGCCTACAGACTCCCTAGCGCTTGCGAACGCCATCGACGCCGGCCTCGACGCGGCAGGCCCAGCGGGTATCGGCAGTAACGTCGTACAGACCGTTAAGACCGACGCCTTCACGTCTACGTCCGCAACCTTCGTCACCGTCACAGGTCTGACCGCGACGATTACTCCATCGTCGGCAACCGCGAAGGTGCTTATCATCGCCCAGATCGCTTACGGGCTAGGACCGGCTACTAATGCTTACGCTCGTTTCAAGGTCACTCGGGGTGGTACAGACATCTACCTTGGCGACGCGGCCTCAGGTAGAGACAGGGCGGTGTTCGGCGGCCTGACCCCTTCCAACACCGACGGCCTGATGCTTTCCGACTCGATCGTATACCTCGACGCACCTAGCGTCGCCACGCCAGTCACCTATCAAGTTGAGGCACGCACACCGAACGCGAAGATCTCCGTCAACCGAAGTGAGGACGACTTCAATAACGCAAACTGGGTTCGCGGGGCGTCGTCCATCACCGTCATCGAGGTGGCAGTATGACCGACTACACCGCCGTCCTGACCGCCCTGTATCCCGACGCTGAGTGGACGCTGTCCGGTGATGACTATGCGGGTCTGACGTGGCTGTCCGACACGCCGAAGCCGAACAAGAAGAAGCTCGACGACGCCTGGACGCAGGTCGACCTCGACCGCCGTTGGGCTGCCGTCCGCCTCGAGCGCGACCGGCTGCTCGCTGCATCCGACTGGACCATGATGGCCGACGCACCGCTGTCCGACATGGACCGGAGCACCGCCGCGGCCTACCGGCAGCAGCTCCGTGACGTGCCGCAGGACAACGACGACCCGAACAGCATCACCTGGCCGACCGCACCCTGGAGCGCCGCATGATCGACTGGGCCGACACCGCCCACCGGACGTTCTGGACGTTCATCGAGGCGTTCATCGGCGTCCTCGCCGGCACCTACGCGTTCGCCGTCGAGGGTGCCGCGCTGCTGTCGGCTGTCGCCGCGGGCATCGCCGCCGCGATCGTGCCGCTCAAGGAAGGCGCCCTGGCCGCCCGCCGGAACCGTTCCGCACAGGCCGGCTAATGGAACTCGTCCGGCGTGCCGACTGGGGCGCAGCTGCCGCGCCACGCAGGCCCAAGGTCATCGCGACGCCGGTCAGGACCCTGTACCTGCATCACAGTGCAGGCCGCGACGGCGACGCATCCGTCGTCCGCCAGATCCAGTCGTTCCACCAGCGCACCCGCGGCTGGAACGACATCGCCTACACCTGGCTGTACAGCCCACAGTCGCGCACCTGGTACGAAGGCCGTGGCCCTGGCATCGCCGGCGCGCACACACGCGGCTACAACCAAGAGTCCCACGCCGTGTGTGTCCTCGGCAACTACGACCTCGAGGATGTCCCTGCGACCGCCGTCACAGACCTGGCCGAGTGGGCCTACTGGCATGGCGGCACCTGGGGACCCGACCAGTACGTTCCGCATAGTGCGGTCGGACAGACGGCTTGCCCAGGCGACAACCTTCTGTACGCCCTCGAGCTCATCAACCGGCGTGCCAAGATGGTGCCGACCCGCGACTGGATCAGCGAGCGTGTAGCAGACGACTACGGCTCGTACGAGGAGTGGGAGCAGCAGGTTCGGGAGGCGCGACTGTGACTGACGCAGCCATGATGCTCGCCTACGTCGCGCCGATGATGACCGTCGCAGCTGCCGCTTGGCGCATGTCTGCACGCCTCGCGAAGATGGACGCACGCCTTGCGCAGCTCGAGCGGGAGAACCGCGACCTCAAGGCCGACCTTGGCGCCCTGCGGACCCTTCTGTCGGTCCTCGTTGACTCGCGACGGCAGTCAGGGTAATACTGACGGCGTCCGAGCACCTGGGGAGGCGTATGGACGAGTTCGAGAAGGCTCAAGCAGAGGCGCGTCCGGGGTATACCGGCTGGTGGAACAAGGTCATCCCGCAGCTCACCGACGACCAGCAAGCGTCGCTACAAAACGCATGCCTGAACCGCGACATCTCGCATAGCGTAATCGCGAAGGTCCTCGGCCAGTGGGGGCACAAGGTCTCGCAACAGCAGGTCGGCCACTACAGGCGCAACTATGTCGAAGGCTGACCCGTTCCTGACCGTCAAGCGCGAGCTCGAGGACGCGCGACGGACCAGGCCGAAGCATCCGACCGGCTGGACACCTGGCGTCGATACTGCTGCCGGCACGATCACCGTCCAGGGTGGCGACACGCCGCCGAAGGACTGGGCGCACGTCCTGTGGAACCTGGGCCTCGACCCGAATGACTGGCAGGTCGACGAGTCGCAGCCGGTACAGGTTCGCTCCTGGGACAACCACGAGAAGCGCTTGTTCTACTACCGCGCGACCGTCCGGCCTGTACGCGAGCCTGAGACTGACCTCACCGACCTGATCCGCGAGATCAAGCGGCGCCGCCCGCGAGCACCGAAGGAACCGCTCGAGGAGCGCGGCCTCGTCGTCCTGCTGTCCGACTGGCAGGCCGGCAAAGCAGACCACGGCGGCCACGAGGCGCTCATTGAACGGCTCCTCGATCTACAGAAGGCCGTCCCCGCGCGTCTGCGAAGCCTCGCCCGCCAAGGCAGGCCCGTGTCCCACCTGTACGTCGTAGGGCTCGGCGACATGGTCGAGGGCTGCGGCGACCACTATGCCCAGCAGACGTACTCGGTCGAACTCGACCGGCGGCAGCAGGTCAAGCTCGTGCGCAGGATGCTCGTCAACATGCTTGCAGACTGGTCTCGGCTGCCGGCGAAGGTCGTCGTCGGATGCGTTCCTGGCAACCACGGCGAGAACCGTAAGGCCGGCAAGAGTTACACGACGTTCGAGGACAACGCCGACCTCGAGGTGTTCGAGCAGGCGCAGGAGGTTCTCGCTGCGAACCCTGAGGCGTACGGTCACGTCCGCTGGGTCATCCCTGACGGCGACATGACCATCACCCTGGACGTGTGCGGCACGATCGTCTCGTTCGCCCACGGCCACCAGTTCTCCGGCACCGGCCTACCTCTGAACAAGGCCAAGCACTGGTGGCAAGGCAAGATGGCCGCCATGCACCCTGTCGGCGACGCGTCCATCGTCTGCTACGGCCATTGGCACCATTTGCAGCTTCTCCAGGACGGCCCCCGTACCGTTATCGGCGCACCGTCGCTCGACGGCGGCTCCCGCTGGTTCGAGGAGCGCGGAGGCCCGACAACGCAGTGCGGGACCCTGACGTTCGTCTGCGAGAATGGAGCATGGCGTGACCTGCAAATCATCTGACGTTCGGCGCTGGCACCTCAGCCTCGGCCAGTTTGACATCACCGTCGAGACGTCGCCGCAGCATGACCGCGACCTCGAGGCGCTCGAAGCAATGGGCGACTCCGACCTGGACAAGGGCATCATCCGCGTCCACTCGTCCGCCCTGTTCCTGCGCAGGCAGGAGATCATCATGCACGAGCTGCTGCACCACTGCATTCACCTGACCCACCTGGCGACACGTTGGGACGACGAGGAGACCGAGGAGGTGATCAGGGCGCTCAGCCCATGGCTGGCACAGGCGGTAAACATCTCGAACATCGACTAGGAGAGATCATGCAACTCACAGGAGAGACAGTCACGTTCCTCATGGCGCTCGGCGTCATCCTCGCAACACTCGCAGCCGGCCTGCTGTACCTCGAGCGCCGGCAGAACCGTCGCGACGAGGTCGCCGAATGGCGCCGCACCGTCGACGCGATGCGCCGTATCGAGCAGCAGGAAGGCGACCGATGAGCAAGCAGGGAGGCTTCGCCGAAGACTACATCCCAGTCAACGAACGCATCGCCATGTTCATCGCCCAGTATCCCGCCGGCTCTCTGCGCCCACTGTGGCCCGACGAGCCGTACCGAGTCCTGGGCGAGGGCGAGACGAAGTGGCTGATCTACGGCGCCTGCGCCTACAGGACGCCCGACGACCCTGCCCCTGGCGTCGGCCTCGCATGGGAACCGGTTCCAGGGCGCACGCCGTACACGCGCGGCAGCGAGCTCATGGTCGCCGAGACCAGCGCCTGGGGACGAGCCCTCGCGAGTATCGGCATCGCTACGAACAAATCCATCGCGTCCGCAGAGGAGGTCAGGTCCGCACGGGAGCGCTCACAAGGCTCTCAGAGCGCCGGAAGCCGACCGGCTGGTAGGGCGGCATCCCCCAAGACGAACGCCCCGCAGAACGCATCTGACAGCGTCACAGAGGAAGGGACATGGTGAACATCACACAGGACCTTATGGGAGGCGAATGGGCACAGGCGTGCCGGCGTCTCACCATCGACTCGGACGGCTGGGTCCGCGGCGGGCAGATACCGACCGCGATCTACAAGGCGAGGAAGGCAGCCGACGCCGCCGACAGCAGCCCGACCATCCACACGGTGAAGGCGCTGCTGACGGCGCTACTCGAGGTCGAGCATGAGTGTCAGAACTACATGCACCGGCTCGGGCAGCTGCGCATCCACCTTGGCAGAACTACCGACCGTGCTATGGAGATGCTCGACTCTGGCGATCTGCCAGGACACCAGGGCGTCGAGTACCACCGTGACCTGAGCAACAACAACCTGCTGGAGCGGTACGCGCGCCTGTACAACCTTCCGAAGCCTGGAGGGTCAGCGGCATGAGCGAGGCCAGGAGGGGCCGCCGTATGCCGTTCGTCATCCTGCCATGGGCAGTACTTGACGACGAGACTCTCACGGCGCATGACGTGCTCGTCTACGCGACCATCGCCCGCTACGCCGACGTGAACACCGGCATCGCATGGCCGTCCAGGGCGACCGTCGCACAGAACGCGCGCTGCGACATCAAGACCGTCGACCGTTGCGTCACCCGCCTGGTCGCTGCCGGCTTCCTTGAGAAGCGCAAGCGCAAGACCGACCTGGGCGAGTCCAACGTCTACACCGTTCACGAGATTGTGGCCCACCAGCAGACCCTTAAACCAAAAAGGGGTAGGGACTCAAACGGTGCTAGGGGGGCGACACAAACGGTGCGACCCCCAGGGACTCAAACGGTGCGGGAACTAGAACTACTAGAACTAGAAGGAACAGACCCGTCCGAATGGACACCCATGCCCGACGACATCCGTGCCATGCTCGAGCCCTCGAAGCCAGGAGGCACAGCATGAACCGACACGTCCGCACCATTGCCATCATCGCAACGACAGCCACACTTACAGCCCTGATCGTGCAGCCCGACACCATCGTCGACACCGTCACAGTGACCGACACCGTCCATGTCCCTACGAGCATTGATCTGCAAGCCAGCCGGCAAGTGCCGGCAAAAAGCCCTGTCGACGACCAGCTCGACATGGAATGCGCCTACGCACTGCAACGCATCACCGACGAGCCACTCATGGGCATCCTGCTGTACGTCGAACGCTGGTGGAACGGCAACGCATGCGACGCCTACCAGCACCAGGTGGAACATGGCTGGTACTGACTGGATGAAGCAGGCAGCCTGCATCGGCCACGACCATCTCGACTGGTTCGACATCGACTGCAACCTGCAGCAGACGCTACAGATCTGCTACCAGTGCGACGTGAAGAGCCAGTGCCTCGAGCTCGCCATCACCAACCGGCTGACCGAAGGCGTGTGGGGAGGCATGTACGGTAAGCAACTCCACGAGATGATCTACGAGCACAGGGGAACCGATGCCTCGCTCAACGACTGACCGCAAGGGTGCCCTCAGGGTGGGGGGTAGGGGTGGCTCGACCAGGGAATGGCGGCGCATACGCCAACGTATTCTCGATCGCGACAACAAAGAATGTGCCTACTGCGGGGGGGAGGCCACTTGCGTCGACCACATCGTGCCATGGTCGAAGGGGGGCACCGACAACGCCGACAACCTTGTCGCAGCGTGCCGCAGCTGCAACACAGCCAAAGGAGCCCGGTCCCTCGAGTTT